AAGTCGTGGACTGGATGGAGGACATTGTGATGCGTGCCTTCGCAGCCCATCCCGCTCCGGCACCCGACGCTGGACTGCGAGAGGCGAACCTTGCGGGCGGGTTGATATCGCTCCGGGAGATTGCTGAGGCTCCACGAGATGAGCGTTTGGCATTGCTCGATCAGCGTCTAGCGGAGAAGCAGGCCGAATTAGATTCCCTCGCAGCCCATCCCGCTCCGGCAGGGCCAGCGGTAGACGGGCCCGCTGCCCTCGACGTGGAGCGGCTGGCGGAGGCATTGAATGCGACGGTCGGCAAGTACGGCTGGGCACGTTCCACGCCCCCCTCTCCTGTCGAGGAATGGCTTGTCAACGCTCGTCGTGTCGCTATCGAGTATGCCCGCCTCCAGAGCCCCGAGGACAAGTAATGGCGTATGACAATGAAGACCCTGAGCTGGGGTTCTTTATGTTGGGACTTGGTGCGATAGTGTTCATGCTATGCATCTACCTTGCTATCGGTCTCCTGTTTGGGCTTGAGTGGGTCATAACTGTTATCCTGGTATCGATTGTCCTAGGAGGCCTGTTCAATATATACACGCACTACACGACGCCCAAAATTGACCGTTGAAGGACAATGGGTGACTGAGCTATAATAGTGGAACACATTGCGATCGGGGCACTACTAAGGTAGTCCGTTCGCAGGCATAAGCCAGGGAGTACGATGACAATCATTCCCGCGGATAAGTATCGCGAAGCCCACGATCGGATCTATGGCCCGTACGGCGCCGAGATCGAGTGGAAGGACCGCGACGGCCACGTCTGGAAGGTCACCGAGATGGCTGATGACCACCTCGAGAACTCTATGGCGGTGATGCTCCGTCAGGCACAAGACATTCACAGCCGTGAGTGTTTCAGGATGGCAGAAGCCGGTGATGACCCCATCATTGGTCCTCGTGGTGATGCAGCCAACGACGCCTTCGATGATGAGTTCCGGCAGCTTATGGATATGGACCCGGAGGAGTACATCAAGACTTCGTACCCTCCATACCAGGCCATGAAGGCTGTCCTCGAGCACCGCGAGCAGTTGATGCAACAGCGGGTCAAGGATACGGAACGACAACAGGCTGAGTGGGTAGAAGAGGTCACCCATGAACGGGAAGAGACACTTGCCAAGGCCGAAGACCTTGCTAAGTACATTGTCGAGCACGTCGACATGCATGTGTGTGGTGACTGCGGTGGTCCAGAAGGGTGGGTTGAGGAAGCTAAGGGTCCGATTGCAGACTTCCTAATGGGCGTTGAGCCTGTCGAAGATGACTGGTAAGGTCTATGTCGTCAGCACTAGCGACCGCGTTACCTTTAAGAGGTGTCATAGGAAGTGGGACTTTGGTTCCCCCAACCGGCAGAGTCTCGTTCCTATCGGAGCTCCCATCGCTGCACCCCTGTGGCAAGGATCTGGTCATCACTTTGCCTTAGAAGACTTCTATGGATACAATCTGTTTGGCAAACCTGCGGATGCCTTTCGAGCTTACGTAGAGGCCCATCGCCGTTCCGAACTGCCTGACGAGTATAAGGAAGTGTCGGAACTAGAGATTGGGATGCTCGATTACTTCCATGACGACTGGCTTCCACAACACGGGGAACCCTTCCCGACTCTTTGGATCGATGGAGTACCGCAAGTCGAGGTCAGTGTTCGTGTCCCGCTCGACATCCCACCTCCGCCTGGGTATAGTAGTGTCGAATACCGAACGACTTTCGACCGTCTTGGGGTTGATGACGAAGGACGAATTGTCGTCATTGATTACAAGACTGCTGCCCGAGCTTACGAGGCAGGTCGTCTTGAACTCGACCCTCAAGTATCCTCCTATTTCTGGTCGGCTAAACTAGTGTACGGTGACCAGGTCGAGGGTGCTGTGTGGATGATCTTTCTCAAGGCAGTCCCTGATGCACCTGAAGTCCTGAAGAATGGCGAGCTGTCCAAGAGTAAGTCACAGCATACGACGGCTGCTATCTACCGCAAGACACTGATGGAGTACTACGGACAGATTCCTCCGGCTTACTTCGACGTGATCAACCACTTCGCCTCACAAGAGACACCCGAGGGTGACAAGTTCATTACGCGTGAGTCCATCTACCGGAACGATGTGTTCGGTATGAATGAGGAGCGGAAGATCTTCTCCGAGATTCACGACATGATCGACCCTGGTCTGTCATTGTACCCGAACCCAACACGTGACTGTTCCTGGGACTGTAACTTCAAGGCACCGTGCCTTGCTATGGATGACGGTTCAGACTACAGTTACATGTTGGAGACGGAGTACGAGAAGTGGGAGGGCGAAGGCTATAAGACTACCGGATGGCGTGAACGACTAAAGTATCCACCGGCCCTGGAAGTGGTGGCCAATGAGACGACTCCAGCTTCCGTTTAAGAGTTACCTACACCCCATGATACACGTATTCAAGAACTCCAGCGGACATATCACGAAGCAGGTCATCTGCTACAATCCCTCTGGTATGTTGAAGGTTGGGAAAGCTGACCATAGATACGACCCGGTGAAGTGCGGTTGGCAGATGCCGATGACATTCATCTACAGCGGCCCACTGTTCGCATGTCGTCGTTGTCATCGACATATCTGGTCGAAGGAAGTACATACACGGTGCCCCCAATGTGGGAGTAAACTTAATGACACGAACACTCTTCTTCATACTCCTGTCATTCCTGCTGAGCGGGGTATTCCTGCTGGCGGGGTCGCGAACAGTAGTCAGTACTGACGGATGCTATCCCGTACCCATTACTGCGAACACACCAACTGGGATCGCTGGCTGCGTGCGATGGGGACATGGCATCGCAAGTCACTACGGACCAGGCAATGGTGTCGCCATGAACTTCTGTACATGGATAGTACGTCATGACACTGGTTGCGGTAGTGCGCGTATTACTAGCATTGATACTGGTCGTTCTGTCATGGTACCTATTACGGACTTCTGCGACTGTTACACAGGTACTTCAGACGAGCGTCTTGTGGATCTTCAGTATGGGGTCGTTTCTCTACTCGGTCTACCTCTTAGCCAAGGACTATACCAAGTCGTAGTGGAGCCAGCCAGTGTGCAGCAAGTGCCACAAGAAGCGGCACGGGAACAAACTTCGGGCGATAACGGATCGGATGACGAAGCGTCAGCAGGAGTTACGGTCCTCCCGAATACAGCGACGCCGACAGGAGAAGGTGAATGACAGTGCAACCACCAGCAGCAGTGAGTCCTAAGCCACCACCGTTCCAGATCGTGCGGACTGAGCCCTCTGAGAAGTATCTCAAGATGCTCATCTATGGTGACTACGGGGCAGGCAAGACGACGCTTGCTGCTACAGCACTCGACGTCCCAGCAATGACGGACCTGCTGTTCATCAATGCTGAGTCGGGTGACCTCTCTCTTCCGAGAGGGATCGATAAGGTCGACATCAAAGACTATGCGACGCTAGCACGTGTGTTCGAGTTCCTTCGAGCTCATACCCGTTATCGGGATGCCGGTGATACAAGGCGTATGGCGGAGCTCGAGTCGCGGTTGCGGGGAGAGCCCGTCAGTGAGCCAAAGATCTACCGCACGGTCATTGTCGACTCCCTAACTGAAGTCCAGACCTACTTGATGTACCAGCTCTTGAACCTGGACGTCGATAACTGGGCACTCGATGTGACACCTGAGTCACCTGAGTACAAGGAATGGGGACAGAGCTCGGAGATGATCCAGCTTCTGGTTCGGACCTTCCGAGACCTCCCCATGCACGTCATCTTTGTTTGCAGCGCACAGGAGGTAACTGACGATAAGAATAGGATGTTGAAGCGACCCAACCTGCCAGGTAAGCTGGCGGGGAAGGTTCAGGGATTCCTCGACGTTGTCGGGTACCTGGACACTGCCCCTGATAAGGAAGGGAACGTAGTCCGACGGTTGTGGATGCAGCCAGGGACAAGACTGTTCCAGGCCAAGCACAGGTTCCGCAATCACCCGGACCTTAAGTTCATTGATAACCCAACACTCAAAGACCTGTTCAACCTGACGAAGGAGTCAAAGTCTAATGCCAGCGCAAACGCCACGACGACCAGCAGCGACTCGGACAGCCCCAAGGCCAGCACCCAAGCAGCAGGAAGCGGCACCGGAGGAAGAGGCCCAGTCCGACGACCAGTTCAGCGAGGAGGAAGACCCGTTCAATCAGCCCGCCGAGTCGGAGGGTGAGATTGATCAGGATGCGGTCTTTGACATGTCGGGGACTCCTGATGAGCCTGACCGTGAACTTCTCGCCCCTGGGATCTACGATGCGGTCATCTCGAACGTCGAGTTCGGGAACAGTCGTCGCTCGGGCAATCCGATGCTCACGTGGGTCTTCGATGTCACTGATAAGCAGGGTGCCAGTCACACCTTGTTCTACCACACCGTTCTGAACGACGAGCGTGGTCTGGTCCGCACGAAGAAGGCCATCAGCCGCATCCTTACCGAAGAGGATGGCGAGTTCGATTGGGCCAACTTCAAGCCGGGTGAGGTCGCTGACTGGGCAGTCGGTCGTGCATGTCGAGTGATCGTTCGCATCCAGCCCGCAACGGCTGAGTACGATAAGTCCAACTCGATCCGCGACGTTCTGACCCCGTCAGAGGGCTTCATCCAGTAGAGGGCTGTTGTGCCGGTTCTCTTGGTACTAGGGACGTAAGTGGACTTGGGCAGTCCAGCCGGCATAACAAAAGCATAGAAAGGGTCCTTTCATGCCTAAGGCAGTAAGCCTAATGAGCGGTGGTATGGACTCTACCACCCTTGCCTACATGTTGAAGTCCGAAGGATACGATCTACACCTGCTCTCATTCGACTACGGGCAGAGACACCTGAAGGAACTAGTAGCTGCTTCTAAGCTCGCAGAGGGACTCGAGGCAGGACACGACATCATCATCCTAAGTACACTCCCAGGCAAGTTCGCTGAAGGGATGCCGGGGATGATCCCCGATCCACTCGCGCGGGTGTTGTCGGGAAGCTCACTAACTGATGAGTCTGTTCCCGTACCTGACGGCCACTATGCCGAGGAGTCGATGAGGGCAACGGTGGTTCCGAATCGGAATGCCATCATGCTGTCGATTGCCTATGGTGTTGCTGTTGCTGAGCAGGCAGACCTCGTTGCGTTCGGTGCACATGCAGGCGACCACGCTATCTACCCTGACTGTCGTCCGGAGTTCGTTGCAGCGTTGGGTAATGCCCTTGTGACGGGGAACCGTTGGGATGAGGGTAACCCTGTTCCTAACCTCATTGCCCCCTTCCTCGACAAGACGAAGACCGACATTGCTGTCATCGGGCAGGGACTAGGGGTCCCGTGGGAGAAGACCTGGACTTGCTACAAGGGAGGAGCTATACACTGTGGCCGTTGCGGCACCTGCGTCGAGAGGCGAGAAGCCTTCCGACTCGCAAGAGTCGAAGACCCAACCCCCTACGAGGACAATACGTACGATCCACCCGCTCCCTGACATCAACGGTTGGGCCTTAACAGGTACTCGATCGATTAGGAAGCATGCTGTTGTGAAGCCGTTAGACCTCGGCAGTAAGGGTCCCGCGCTCTGCGGTAAGTTCCCAAACCAGAAGACGGGGTGGGTGGAAGACCCTGGCGGTAACAAGATGCATCCTCGTTGTGAGAGGTGTTGTGTCCTCATTGTCGACGCCATTGGGAGTATCTAATGCACCAGTACAACATCAAGTCGGGTAAGCTTCATGCGGGGATCCCCACTGAGCAGTGTAACTACGACGACGGTACGAAGAAGAACTTCCGTGAGGTCACAGAGGCAGAGGGAAAGGCAATGCTCGATATAGGTGAGGCTTCAAAGTGTGGGTTCTGTTACTCACCTAAGTACGCTCGTCTTCGAGGGGAGAAGCCCTAGTGTATCAAGGCCACGTCGAAGCGACCTTCGAGTCAGCACATAAGGCTGACGTCCCTGGTCACAAGTGTTCAGGTACTCTTAGGCAGGTCCCTAAGGATGTGCGCGAGGCACTGTACGCATCACCTGCCCTGATGAGTGATGGTGATGTCCTGTTCGACATCATCATCGAGATCCTCAAGGACAAGTTCGACTACCATGGTCACTCGTGGTTGGCGGAGATCGACTTCGAGTATACCCATGTTGACGAACACTTCTGGGGACCCGACTTCGGTAAGGTGAAGGACTTGATCCGCGTCATGGATCATCACAATCTGAACCTTATGTTCGAACAACCGACGTCGGAGTTCCTGGCACGCTTCCTCTATGAGTCCTTTGAGAAGGAGTTCGGGTTCGCACCACTGTTGGTCCGACTCCATGAAGGTAGGGGAAACAAAATGGAGTACCGTCGTGACAGTTAGTCAACAGGTGGGTCTTGCGTTTGCAGTTGGTACGCTTGTTGGCGTCTTTATAACACTCGGCATCATCTGGCTCGTTGCGTTCGGCAACTGGTTAAAGGCACGCCATGACCGATAAGCAACTGCCCGCAGTAAGAAGTCTTCCGACGAAGAAGCCTGATGAGCTTGGTCCGGGTATCAAAGGGTTTAAGGCTAGAGTGATGATCGAATGGCCACCTGACTCTGGTAATTGGGGTATCGTTGGTGAAGGTGTCGTCCAAGAGGCGGGCTGGGAAGAAGACGTACAGCCCATACCCATGAACGGAATGTACTTGGAATACGAACCTACAGGGTACCGCACGATTCGTTTGACGGTGTATCGTGGGCGATGACAAGAAGTACCCTGTCATTGAAGTATTCGGACCTACGATTCAGGGTGAGGGGGCGATGGCTGGAAGGCCTACGCACTTTATTCGGATGGGTGGGTGTGACTATAGATGCCATTGGTGTGATACTGAATACGCAGTCATCCCCGAACAGGTCCGCAAGAACGCCAAGAAGCTTACCTACCTCGAGATCACCGAACAGGTTATGGCGCTTCCTCAAGGACCGGAGTGGGTCACTCTTAGTGGTGGTAATCCTGCTCTACATCAACTTGACTCTGTGGTCATCGATCTACATCGTAATCAGTTCAAGGTGGCCGTAGAGACTCAGGGGTCGATGTGGAAGCCATGGCTGACAAAGGTTGACCAGCTGACGATTAGCCCGAAGCCACCAAGCTCACGGATGCACAGCATCAAGAACCTCCAGCTCCTCGAGGAGTTCATGGAATCGATGATGCAACAGTACCCGATCGAGAGTAGGGTGTGTCTAAAGATCCCCGTGATCGGTGATGAGGACTACGAGTTCGCCATTATGGTCCATGGACGGTACAAGAAGATACCGTTCTACTTCTCGGTCGTGACTAAGATGGGCGGTCTGTATGGAGACTTCGCCGAAGGGGAGATCGACACCCGAGACACTCTCCTCGATCGTTACCGCTGGCTCGCCGAGCGTATCGCAGGCGATGCGCGGGCTAGGACGACTACAGCGCTTCCTCAACTCCACGCACTTCTATGGGGACATGGACGTGGCTTCTGACGAGGTCTTTACCGGCGTAAAGGGTATTCTCATTAACCTGGGACTAGACCCTGAAGACCAACACTTCAAGGGTACCCCTGAGCGTGTGGCCAAGATGCTACAGTCGTTCGTTGAGTACACGGAGGAGGACCTTGCTAAGATCGTCGAGACAGGCTTTGAGGAGACAGACGACGACATCATGGTCGTTCAGACCCGTATCCCCTTCGTCGGAATGTGCGCACATCACCTTCTCCCGTTTACTGGTACCGCTACTGTCGGTTACATCCCGAATGAACGTGTGGTTGGTCTTAGCAAACTCACAAGGCTCGTCAGAGCTGCGGGACGAGTATCTCCTTCCACACAGGAGCACATTACGAACCTCATCTCGAATACCCTTCACGATACACTCAAGCCCATCGCGACTGGGTCGATCACGGTTGCAACTCATGGCTGTATGTCTGCACGTGGTGTGTTGGCTCACGAGACACAGACTAAAGTTTCCGCCCTACGAGGTCAGTTCATGTTGAATCCCCAGGCGCGTTCAGAGTTCCTTAGCATGGCGGAGTTCTAAGATGGCAGAGTTCGAACCCCACCTTATGTTGACTGTAGGCAGTCATACTGATCTGTGGCACCGATTCAAGAAGCCGAGAGAGGATAAGCACGGTAGAGTCTTTCTTACGACCAAGTGTGGACGGGAGATCTATGACCACTACAACGTCCGAGGAACCTACAACCCCAGGATCGATCGATTCTGCGTCCGATGCTTCCCCTTCGGAATCAACTCCGACGGAAGCTACAAGGAACGACCCGAGCCAGCAGCCGATGCTGAAGGCGCTGGAGATACTCCTGACGGAGAACAACAAGCTCCTGAACCTGGTGTCCCCATTACTTCCACCCCAGAGCCTCTCCTACTTGAACCTGCTGATGGTGGAGATGGTGGATCTACACGTGAGGAAGGCAGCGGGGTACTCGGGGCTGGACACGAAGGACACGTGGAAGAACTTCCGGAACGCGGAGAGGCTGGGGAAGACACCCCTGGAGGGAGTCCTGATCCGGAAGGGGGACAAGGAGTCGAGGTACGCCCAGCTGTTCAAGGACAGCGAAAACAACATGCTGGGTCCGGACGAAAGCCTAAGACGGGAACTAATTGATGACTCTGCCTATGGGCTCATCGCAGTCTGTCTCATCGACGAAGACACCCTTCGCCGTTCGCGATGACTTCAAGATCATCAAGGACCCTGACTCTAAGGACGTATGTTGCATCTGCTTCTTCAACTATGCCGAGATCAAGAGGTCAGGTAATAAGTACCACGTAGGGTGTTATGACTCACACCTTCGTACACATAGTCCACCTCCTGAGTACCTGGTAAAGAAGAACAGGAGTAAGGAATAGTGGAACGGTTCGCTCCAGTTGCCCCTGTTGCTGTACACCAACGTATGGCGGAGGCAGGAGTACTAGGGAGTTACCATCTACTCCTGGCACATCAGGTACTTGACCAGCCTGCTATCCACGAGGCCTTCTACAAGGGTCAGTTACCGCGGATGCGTAAGTACCCAGATAGTGAGAACAGGTCATTAAGGAAGACCCCATACATCATTATGGACAACAGCCTCATTGAGTTGGGGTACCCATTGCCCGTTGAAGATGTGGTTATAGCCGCAGAGACAGTCAACGCGTCGGTGATCGTACTACCCGATGTACTGGGTGATAGGATCAAGACACTGGAACAGACCACCAAGGCGGTGATCACTCTCGACGAACTCAGGCCCCGCTCCCCGTATGCGCGAAGAGTGAAGATGTTGGGCGTGGCCCAAGGTCAGACCCTGAATGAAGTCTTCTCGTGTGCCAGGGACATGATCCAGTTACTTGGGGTCGACATCGTTTCCATTCCGCGTCATGTCACAGCCAAGGTGGGGTCACGCATCAAGCTGGCACAGATGGTGCGACAGTACGGGAAGCCAGTTCATCTGTTAGGGTTCTCAGAGAATCTCCTCGACGACTTTACAGCACTCGGTATTCCTGGGGTTATGGGAATTGATTCGGCAGTACCTATCTGGTATGGGCTACAGGGATTCGAACTTCCAACTACACCACCCGTCCAAGCTGACTACGGGAAGCGACCAGAGGACTACGAGTCACAGACAGAGATCAACTCTAAGGTCATCCAGAACATTCGAAGGGTCGAGCGATGGGTGAACATTGCAAAGACTGCCCCTACAGGGAGGTAAGTGGTGCTATCTCAGGAACTGGGCCCGCCGACTCGCCCATTGTCATCGTCGGAGAAGCTCCAGGAGCTAACGAACTCCGTACTGGAATTCCTTTCGTCGGTGCAGCTGGACAGTTGCTCGATCGACTCCTTCAGCAAAGCCACATCGACCGAGAGTCATGTTACATTACGAATAGCATGCTCTGCCGACCCACAGAAAGTCCGCCAGCTCGTAACGGTATTGATGCTTGCCGAGGACGATTACTCGATGAGCTTCGACAGTCGCCCCGTTCGCTCATAATCACATTCGGGGCCACAGCATTAAAGGCGATCACCGGCAACCACAATATCAAGATCACTCACGAGCGTGGGAGAGTAATCGAGACACCCTATGGACGAGTCCTCCCCACAATCCATCCTGCTGCAGTCCTTCGTGGTTATTCGGACTTTCCCAAGCTACTTAAGGACGTACAGTACGCAGCGAGTCTTCTGGACGGCGCAAGTGTGCGAAGTGCCGGTACGACTAAGCACACCGTTGTGCGACCCGAGACCCTCAACAAGGCAGTTAGTTTCCTCCTACGAAAGAAGTTACTGGCAGCGGACATTGAGACGTCAGGATATAATCCGCTTGTGGACCGAATCCTGTCCTTAGCTGTATGCTGGGACAATAACAAGGTAGCAGTCTTCCCCGATGAACTCCTGAAGACGAAGGAAGTTAAGCGACTCCTCGAGTCACAAGGACCAAGGTGGGTCTGGCATAATGGTAAGTTCGACACATCATTCCTCCGAGCTAGCGGGCTTGATGCACGTGTTGACGAAGACACAATGCTCATGCACTACGCCCTCGACGAGAATCGGGGCACTCATGATCTCAAGCAACTTGCCGGAGACCTCCTCGGTGCACCGGATTACAAGCAAGAGCTGCGCAAGTACCTGCATCGCGTGTCAGACTCTTTTGAGATCATACCCCGACCCGTCCTCTATAAGTATCAGGCTCGTGATGCTGACTGCACGTTCCAGATCTAC